TCAGGACCCCATGTCATATTAATCTTTGCATGATTAGTATAACTTGCATGGTCAGTATGAATAGGTATCTTACCACCAGGTGGTGTGTAGAATACTTCCTTTATTAATAGAGTAAGACCAAGGTCATTGAACCACTCTTCCATAGGATAGAATGGATAGTCATTAATATAATAGTGCAATACTTTATCTCCCTGTTGATTAAAGTTAGGCAACGGGGCAATAGTAAAAGGTAAATTTATATACTTGTGATAAGTATTAGTCTGGGTATCCGTCGTCATCATCAAATGCCTCATCATAAGTTTGGTTTGGATCTACAGAAGAGAATGTTGCAACCTTCTGATTGTATTGATCTGGATCAGAGTAAACTTCTGACTCCAACTCTTCCACGATCTCCTTCAGAGCCATGACCAATACCTTTAACTTACCTCTGTTCACTTCCATTAGGTACTCGCTTGTCTGAAATACTTATTAACTACTTCTATCTGATCATGATACCTAGCAATCTTATCCAACTCACATTGAATTGCTTCTGTTATATCTGAATGCTCTCCAATACCTGCAGGATGCTCTAAGTATACATTAACATTTGCCTTATGCTTTTCAATCTCACCTTGAGCATGTGCCAAGACTGCTCTTAGTAGTTGTTCTCTCATGTGTAACATTTGCACTCCATTCATAGTGATATTATATATTAAAAAAGGGAGGGTGTAAACCCCTCCCTTTTTCTATTCTTTTTTGTACTAGATGGTTGGACGTGCTAGAGATGCGTCTCTAGACAGATCCGCTTACATACGCTCTCATTGTCATCACACTCGACTAAGCACTGAAAATAATCGTTTATCGCATCGTTGGATTCTTGTTGTACTTCTGGATGGTTATTATTCCAACCTGCTAATTGATTATAGGAAATTAGATTGTGCATTTTGATGACCTCATTGTTAAGTGTTTACTTTTTTTACCATAATGTAATGGGGTTTTGGAGCATTTGTTCCTCCCGTTCTACAAAAATATTTATATAAGTTTTGTTTGAAAATGCTGATAATTTAACAAAAATTTATGCCTATTAGAAAACCTTATAGGTCGAAAAATACCTGCGATAAATTTTCCGACTTTTTTGGAAACGAAAAGCAAAAAAGGTGGGGAGACCCACCTTATGCTTCTGCGTATGCAAGTGTTCGATCAAGCACTAGCAAGTTCTTTTTGGAACTTGACACCACGGTAAGACATCTCTGTCTTAGAAGGTGCTGTTTGCTTGCGATCATTGGTGTCATACTTAACACCACGGTATGTGACTTGTGCCATTGGATTTACTCCTAAAGTAGTTGGGGTTTTTAATTCCGTTCCTTTAGTCGGCTTTTGCGTCCCACTCACAATGAGGTGTCTCCTCTATCACTACGCTGATCATCTCAGCTCGTGTCTCTTCTTCTATCTTAAACTCATTGATCTTAGTGACCAATAATTGAGCATCAATACAAGAAAAAGTAGTTGCAATAACTGCTAGATGAAACATGGGATGAACGATTCCGTTCCGAGTCGGCTTACTTGCGACCTCTAATGAGGTTGAACGATGTGTTAATAGTAACACATTTCAATTATTTATGCAAGTAGTTCTGTATAACGTGATACCGTTTACATATCCATCTCTATCTCATCTGGACAAAGCAGAGAAGCAACAAGATCTTTAGCATGTTTATCACTCTCTACTAATTTGTTCATCCAAATTCTTTCGTTTAGTGTAACAGGTACACCATCAGTTGTCTTCATTCGACAACAGATATCTGTAAGTTCTAGTCTGGATCTCTTGCTTAACATGTTCAATTGCAATAGGTAAAATACGGTGCTCTTCTTTTTGAATACTGCGAGTCAATGTCTCAACAGTATCTTGAGGACGGATAGGTATCTCTCTTGATTGACAGATAACTTCTCCAGAATCTAATTCTTCAGTGACATAGTGAACACTACATCCTGTATAAGATTCGTTACTATCTATAGCCTGTTGAACTGCATGTAGTCCTTTGTGTTTAGGTAGTAACGAAGGATGTACATTTATAATAGTCTTAGGAAATGCTTTAATAAAATCTGCTGAGATTACTCGCATCCAACCAGCAAGAACTACAAGATCAACACGCCATGCTTTAAGTAACTGAATGATATGATCCTCATCCTTCATCTTTATACAACAGTGAGAGATGCCTAGTTTATCTGCTCTCTTAGCAGCACCACATTCTTTTTTATTGTGTATCATCAACACAACCTGATCTTGATTACAAACTCTAACTATATTCTCAAAGTTTGAACCGTTGCCTGAACATAGTACTGCTAAACGCATACAACCTCCCCAATAATGTGTGACTTAAATCCATGTCCATCAATCATTACTTGAGCATCTTTTGTTACCTCTTCAGGAACTACTAAACAATAACCTATACCTAAATTAAAGGTAGTCTTCATCTCTTCTTCTGGTATCTCACCAGCAAGCATAACCTTACTAAAAATCTCTGGTAAATTCCAAGAATTATAATCAACATGTGCTTCCAGACCATCTGGAATACACCGTGGTAGGTTACCAGGAATTCCACCACCTGTTATGTGTGCCATACCTAGAATTGGTATGTGTTCTAAAAGATACTGTACTAATGGTGCATAGATTCTAGTAGGAGTAATTAACTCAGGAGTATCTGCCCACATGATCTTATGTCTCCATAACATATCATTGATAAGACTGTACCCATTACTATGCAACCCACTACTTTCTATACCAATAATTAAATCACCTTCTTTGATAAGACTACCATCAATTATCTCACTCTTCTCTACAATACCAGTACAAAATCCTGCAAGATCAATATCACTAGCAAACCTACCATGTTCAGCAGTCTCTCCACCTAAGAGTTCACAACATGCTAAGTCACATCCCTTAAGAATACCATCCATTATATCATCTAATCTATCATCTAACTTTTTAGTAGAGATATAATCTAAGAAGTGTAATGGTTTAGCACCACATGTAATCACATCGTTGACACACATAGCAACAAGATCTATACCAATGGTTGTATAATCGTTGGCAACTCTTGCAATATTAATCTTAGTACCTACACCATCAGTACCAGATACTAAAACAGGTTCCTCATATCCACGGGGAACCTGCATCATACCATTGAATCCACCAATGGAGGGTGCTTTTAATTTGAGTCTGTCTACAAAAGCATTACCTGCTTGAATGTCTACGCCAGAATCTTTGTAATTCATTGAGTCCAATCTTCATAAGGTGGTTCAGGTTCGTTGATACGATGCTTAAAGTTTTCAGTATCAAAGTAGGATGGTGGCAAAGGTTTAACATCATCGTATGCTCCTGCTAACCTCTTCTTATGCTCACGCTCATCCAATACTTCATTGATAAGTATCTTCATCTCTCTCACATATTCTGGTGTGAATAATCTACGAGGATGAATCTCCATAGGTTTATGTTCCTGTACTTTTCCCTTGTAATTAGGATCAACAGGAAGACTCATCCCTTGAGTGTCAATCTTCATCTAAATCGCCGCCGTATTCTTCGAGGAGTTTACTAACTTTATCCTCTGTACCCTCCATAAGTTTTACTTCATAGAGAGTAGACTTCATATACTTTTTAATCTTTTTGTAATCCTTCAGAAGTTTTTGAACTTCATCATCATTAATTACTACGGTTGCCTTACTAGGTCCATCTCCTCCAAATCCTGCTGCCATTACTCCTTCCTCTTTCTTTTAGGTTTTTTTGGTTCTTGTCCAGGAGGATGCCAGAGTTTAGGATTCTGTAAACCACCTGCTTGTTTAAATCTCACAAAATCTTTCTTATATTTGTCATAGTAATGATCAAATAAATCCACTTCTTTATTTGCTATCGCAAGATCATATACTTCTTTACCTTCAAGTTTATATGTCACTAAGTATGCACTGTAAGGTAATTTCTTATCTTCTCCTGCACTTTTTTGACAATTCTCATGTAGAACGGTAACACTCACGAGCGTCCACCCCATGTGATGTCTGGGTATGCAGTCTGCACATTACTTAGAGTAATTTTATATCTCTTCTGAAGTTGATGATCCTTAACTAGAGTCATGATCTCTGCCTCTTTAGGGTGAAGACCCTCAAGCATCTGAATAAACATTGTCTCTCTACGAAGACCTGACAGACCTGGATTACCACCCTGCAGATAATTATAGAAGTTCTGGAACTCCTTACGAATTGAGGTGTGCTTATTTCTTACTGCTTCATCAGGCATATAATTATCATTCGCTGCCTTATTCATCGTTGATGATAAAGTATCATCGAATGGTGTCTGCTCATCTGGTTTAGAATATGGAACTTCTCCCTCAGGAAGTACAGACTTACATGTGTCATCAAAATTCCAAATAAGAATAGTGACTAACGGATCACATCTGTACTTCTTAAGAACCTCTGCCTTTAAAGCAGTACTCCTTTGCTTGGATGCTAATTCCAAAATCTCATGCATGAATGGATTCGGTTGCAACTCAGGAAGATCATCAATAGTTTTAGTCTTCTTCGCTGTCTTCTGTGGTGTCATAATTTTCAAATCGAACTGCTACAATTTCATCGGGAACCAAATTACCATTCTCATCTAACATCTCAGGGTGAGTCCACATATACTGAGGGGTGGTTTCATAAGAATGTTGCCTTGCC